CTTCCGAAAGTTGCATTAACTTTGCCACCAGATCAATTCATTTGCTCTAAAACTACACCGGTGCCTTATGGTATTGATTCATTAACAAAAGGAGAACTCTGCTAACTATGACACCAGTAACCGGACAAAAATTAAACCTTTATAGGTACAATTCAATCGCAATGACAGACAATCTCATTGCGTGTGCAAGGACTTGCACCTTTTCGGTGGAGGTGGATGCGATGGAAACAACCAATATCAGTAGTGCCTGGTTTAGGCAGTCCCGACCCGATGTCGCATCATGGTCAATACAAGCGGATGGACTTGTAGTATTAGATGACTATTCCTATCTCTTTATGCTCAATAGCCAACTGAACAGAGAGTTGGTATCGCTTAAGTTCGTTATTGACAATGGCACTGCTGGGGGATTGGTGATAGTATCGGGTTTGGCATGGCTGCAATCCTTCACCATTACGGGCGCAAATAAGGACATCGCAACGTATCAAGTATCTTATCAAGGTACAGGGGTTTATTCGTTAGCAGGAACCACCGTAACACCAACGGGCATCGTTATACAGGGTACAACTACACAGGTGCTGCAATATACTGCCGGGGGTGGTGAAACTTCCATAGCTATACCGGGTGGGGCAGGTAAAACAATGATATACGGCTCACGTGGTGGTACATCGTTTGAAACGATTGCTTATAGTGGATCGCCGGGTACGGGTGTAGTGTGGACTGTTGGTAGCGGTACTTTGACCGTTGATAGTAATGTGCCGTTCTTTGCAGGTGAAAAAATTATAATTTTAGTTCAATAATATGAGAAAGTTTTTAACAATCTGTGCAATACTTCTATCTGTTGGTGCATCCGCACAATGGCAGCAAACGGGGAGCCGTGTTCGTTATGTGAATGGTATCGGTATTCCGACAAGGGATACATCCGCAATGACCCCTGCTGATAGTTCACAGATACTGATTAGACCTGCTGATAGTTCCCTTTATGTAAGGTATAAGAGGACTTGGCTGCGTGTAGGCGGTGGTACGGTTAGTGGTACAACCAATAGAGTGTCTAAATTCACAGGTGCGACAACAGTTGGTAATTCATCAATAGTTGATTCGGCTTCATCAGTTGCAATGACAATCAATCCATCGGGTAATGTAGGAATAGGTACGACAAGTCCAAGCGAAAAGTTACATTTAGTAGGAAATACATTTAGACAAAATGATGTAAGTAATTCTTTTGGATATACAATATCAACAACATCTGCTACCACAACATTAAATACAATTTTTGGCGGTTCGTCTTTTGGTATTCGTACAGGGGGAAGTGGTAGTGATAATTTGCGTATCACTTCGGGAGGTAACGCACTCATCGGCACAACTACCGACAACGGAGTAGATAAATTGCAGGTAAGTGGGAGTGCAATAGCAACAAGATTGAAAGTCAATACAAGTGGGCAGACATTAGAAATAAATAACTATTATAATACAGGGTCAGGTAATAATATATGGATAGGAAACGGAGGAGCAAGTAGTACATCAGGCTATAATAATGTAGCAATAGGCGGTAATGCTTTACTTTCTGTTACATCTGGCTTTTTGAATACTGCCATAGGTGCATCTGCTTTGCAATCATTAACAACAGGGAGCGGCAATATGGCTTTCGGGTTTGAATCTTTACCACTTCTTACAACGGGAACGGCAAATACTGCAATAGGACCCAATGCTTTGGGAAGTAGTACAACGGGTTCAGATAATACAGGTATAGGTAATGCTTCGTTAATATTTTTGACAACCACATCAAGCAATGTAGGTATAGGCAGAGATGCAGGGAGATTTATTAGCGGAGGAAGCATTCTCACCACACCTACACAATCTGTATTCATTGGTAATGATACAAGGGCATCCGCTAACGGAAATACAAATGAGGTTGTAATTGGACATGCTAATATTGGTCAAGGCAGTAACACCGTAACACTCGGTAATTCATCCATAACAAGGACTTTCCTTCGTGGTGCAACAATGGTGAATACCACTACTGATAATGGAGTTGACCAATTGCAAGTTAATGGCTCAATTCAAGGAAATGGATTAAGACAGGCATATCTTGCCCGTACTACTGCTTATACAATAACTAACAATGATTATTTTATTGATTGCACTACGGGTACATTCACCGTTACACTTCCAGCATCATCGGGCAGAACAGGTAGAATATTTGTGATAAAAAATTCAGGTACAGGGTCAATAACCGTTGACGGAAACGCATCGGAAACAATAGATGGAGCGTTAACACAAACACTCAGCACACAATGGTCAAGAATACAAATTATCAGCGATGGTACTAACTGGAAAATTATATCTAATTAATAATATCTTTGTAACATGATAACCGCACTAATTACCGCAATAACGCTATCCACTACCGCACCCGTACAGGTGCAAGTACAAGCAGACACAATACCTGCTGCCATACAGGTCAAAGCAGTTGAATTTAACAAACTGACCAAAGATACCATAACGCAGGTGACTTGGTCAGTATTCGGACTAACCCGTGATTCTTTGCAGGGCTGCACCGCCTATGTTGTGGCATACGATAAGAGGGGAAGAAAAGTAACAGATGGTAACGTACCCATACCTGCTGAAATAGTGCAGCAATGGGGAACAGATAACACACTCATTGACGATTTCATTCTCAACTTCTACAAACTTATAAAGCGTTAAACAATGGAGCAGCACGTTGACGGAACATCCGTAAGGGGTCTATTAATCACAGTATTTTTATGGATGTTCGCCAATATCACGGCATCGCAGTTCGCAACGTACTGCACAATCTTATCAGCAATTGTAACAATAATCGTAAACATACAAAAGCTAACAAGCAATGGCAAAAATAAACCTCACTAACGTCAACCACCGGTCCCCGAAGTGGTACAGGAAATCCAAACGTATCATAGGCCTATTGTCAGGCCCGACAGTTATGGCCGTGTTTCAGGTATTCAACCTGACCGATAAACAAATGGCAAACGTAGGTATCATTATCGCATTTTTACCAACCCTGCTGGAAGTATTTTCAGCATTACTTGCAAACGAAGAATATGATTTCAATGAGCCAAAAACCACAGAATAACTTTTGGGTTATATTTCTTACCATTGTTACCATTGCCGTTCTACTGACATTGGTATCATGCAACGGTAGTAAGAAAGCCAAAAGCAGCAGCAAGACCGAAACAATCACTGTATTTGTACGAGATACCGTACACGTTAAAGTAGTGGACACCACCAAACTGACAACCGAATTACAGGAATTTGTAACAAAGACAATTGAAATATTTGATACTACCTACACGGAAGTTCCTCAAATTCGTCAACGCATTATTTATGAAAATATTAAGATGCGAAAGGAGATGAGAGAGAACGGCATCTCTAAAGATAGCACAACGGCTAGAACAAATTTTGCACAATCGGAGACAGTTGCCACCAATAGCCAAACGAAGGAAACTAAACGAACACCTTGGTATCTGATACTCGGTATTGTCTTTATAGTTCTGTTCTACATGACTGGTAAAAAATACAATGTATTAAGATGAGAAAAATAATCATATCCGCAGGACACGGAGGTACAGACCCCGGAGCATCCGGGAATGGTTATATTGAACGTGATTTAGCGATTGAACTGCGTAACCTTATAGTAGCCGAACTCAAAGCACTTGGCATTACTGCCCTTGTTGAAGATGATAAAAACGCACTTAAGCAAACCCTGTTATGGCTACGGGGTAAGTTTACATCGGGGGATATTTTGGCCGACATCCATTGGAATTCATCCGCTAATCCCGAAGCAAAGGGAAGTGAGGTGATTGTACCTGAAAAGGCATCGGCCTTTGAACTGAATCTAGCAAAAGAACTACTGCACTGCTTTACCGTGTTCGGCTTTCGTGATAGAGGGGTAAAACCTGAAACCGAAACGGCCCGGAAGTCACTTGGCTGGATGCGACCTAATGCAGAAAATGTGCTGCTAGAGGTTTGTTTCATTAGCAACCAAACGGATATGAAACTATACCAGGCGAACAAGAACGGCATCGCCCGAAAGTTGGCTGCAACCCTAGCACATTTTAGGTCAAAGAATTGACGTAATTTTACACCATAATCATATACAATGGCGGTCTTTAATAAATTCAATTCATTTGTCGAAGCGGTTGCAGAGAAAGTGCATGACCTAGGTGCTGACCAATTAACTTTGGCACTAACCAATACGGCACCCGTTGCAGGTAACACCGTACTTGCCAACATTACGGAGATTAGTTATACCAACCTATCTACCCGTAACATTACCCGTACATCTTCCTCACAGACTGCCGGACTTTACCGACTGATTGTCGCTGACATGACACTGACATCTACCGGGGGAAGTACAGGGCCGTTCCGCTATGTGGTGGTTTACAACTCTACTGCTGCCGGTGGGCCGCTAATCGGATGGTATGATTACGGCACTGCCTTAACGCTCAATGCCGGAGAATCAGTTTCAGTTGACTTCGATCAAGTTAATGGACTTTTAACTTTACAATAACATGCCAGATAATGTCGGTTATACACCCGGAGTAGGGGCAACGATTGCCGCAGATGATATAGGAGGTATCCTGTATCAGAAGGTTAAAATGATACACGGTGCTGACGGCATCGCTCACGAAACGGCTGATGGTAATCCCTTGCCCGTAACCGCTACACAGGAGTTAATGCAAGCTATCGAAGCAATGCGGATGGCTATACAGGCACTCACACGTACGATAGGACTTGCACAGGTTAACCCGTTAACAGGTAGTATGTTTGTTGATGGCTCTCGTGTTACGCAGCCCGTATCGGGTACGGTAGCGGTTGGTACACCTGCCGTAACGCAATCAGGTACATGGAATATCACCAACCTTGCAACAAT